TTAAAATTTTCTATTTTGATGTTTCTGGTATTACAGGAAATGCTACAAGGGCATATACTATGCCAAATTCAGATGGTACACTTGCTTTGACTTCTCAAATTCCTACTGTAAGTGGTACTACCAACTACATACCCAAGTTTACTTCTTCATCTGCAATAGGAAATAGTATAATGAGTGAGGGAAGTGGTGCTATAACTGTTGGTGGTAACATACAAACAGATGGTGCTGCAAACAGGTATTTAAAATCAACAGGTTTTATATCAAATCAATTAGGTCAAGTTTCTGATTTTGGTGCTAATGATGCTGGATATTTTGTTGTTGCAGGTGGTGGATTAGCTTTTGTTGGAGCAGGTTCAGAGCGGATGCGATTAGATGCCTCTGGTAACTTGCTTGTCGGGGCAAGTAGTGGTGATGGTAAGTTGTATATACAAACATCAACTGCAGTTGCTTATAGTAGTATAGATTATAATGGAACAAATGCTAATTTAAGATTAAAGTCAGGTGGTTCACCGACAACAAATACAACAGCAGGTATTTCTTTTGGAGTTGGAGGTTCAGCGGAAATTTATATAGGAGCAGTTCAGCAGGCTAATACTTATGCTAATTTAGTATTTCAAACTTTTGGACCGGGAGCAGTATATAGTACAAAAATGACTCTTGACGCATCAGGCAATCTTGGTTTAGGAGTAACACCAAGTGCGTGGGATGCTACATACAAAGCATTTCAATTTGGTAACTCAAGTACTGCTGTATCGGCTTTATTTTCTAATGGTGCAAATAATTTTTGGTCAGTATCTAATGCTTATTTTGATGGCACATCTTTTAAATACATTACAACAGGTACTGCAACAGGTTATGAGCAAGTTAATGGAAGTCATAAATGGTATCAAGTAGCAAGCGGTAGTGGTGGAGCTTCTATCTCCTTTACACAAGCTATGACCTTGGATGCTTCGGGAAATCTTAACATAGGTACAACAGGAGGTACAAGAAAATTAAATGTATATAGTGCAACAAGTGGTACTTATGCTACATATATTTCACAACAAGCCTCAACGAGTAATTCTTATGGATTATTAGTAGATGCGGGAACAAATAGTTCAGATGCTACTATGAGAATTAGAAGTAAAGGTGGAACTGATTATTTTTATATTAGAGGGGATGGTAATGTAGGTATAGGTACAACTTCCCCAAGCACCCCATTAAATGTTGTATCTGCATATTCTGCTGGAACTACAACTACTTCTTTAAAATTAGCAACTGTTGGTGGTTATAATACTGGAAGTGGAACATCATTAGATTTTGGTCAAGACCAAGGAACTTATTCAACTTGGCTAACAGGTCGCATATCGTCTCCAAGAACAGGAGATAACTGGGGTGGTTCATTAGTCTTTTTTACAAATGATAATAGTAGTGCAACCGCTATACAAGAGCGAATGAGAATAACAAGTTCTGGCAATGTAGGTATAGGTACGACTTCCCCGACAGGAAAATTACATACAGTTTTACCAGCTTATACAAGTGAAGATACAGATTCTCAACAAGCTATTTTTGGAAGTGGGACAAGTGGATATGGGGTTAGAATAGGATATAATGAAAGCACTAATGCGGGATATATAAATTCATTAAAACCATCCGTTGCTTGGTCTAATCTTTATATACAAGCAAATAATCTTGTATTTGGTACTGTGGGAAATGAGCGAATGAGAATAGCAAGTGATGGCAATGTAGGTATTGGTGGTAATGTAGGCGCTCCAGATGCAAAATTAACTATCTCAAACAATAGTGCAGAAGGTATTGAGTTTGCGGTTGCACTATCTTCTAATTTAAACAGAATATTATCATATAATAGAAATACATCTGTTTATAATACATTACGATTTGATGGTTTAGATAATCAATTCTATACACAAGGTATTGAAAAAATGCGACTAACTTCAAGTGGAGAACTCTTAATAAACACTACCTCTGATGCAGGTGACTATAAGCTACAAGTGAATGGAAATGTGTATCAAACTGGAAACTTGCATATAAGTAAAACAGATGCAGCTGCTAATCTACAAATTAGAATGCAGCAAGCAAATAGACAATATTGGGATTTTCTAACAGACCAAAATGAATCATTAACACTAAAACCACAAAATTCAACTACTGGCGAAGTTCCTGCATTCAGAGTACAAAATTCAAGTGGTACAAATCAATTTTCAATAAATACTAATACAAGTGCAGCAGAATTTGCTGGCACAATCAAAACCGCAGCCCCAAGTGGGGGAACGGCAGCAAGTTGGAAATTGGGAGAAAGAGTGGCAAGTTCTGGTTTAACTTTAAACGATACTCAATATATTCAATTAGATATTGCAGGAACACTTTACACATTAGCAACGGTAAATTTACCATAAAATAAAAATTAAAATAAAATGACAAATTACACTTGGACAATTAGTTCATTAGAGACCGCCCCAAAAGAAGGGCAATTAATCGATGTTGTTAAAATCGTACATTGGCGTTACAAAGGAGTAGATGGAGATTATTCCGCAGAGGTTTATTCTTCTTTTGCTTGTGGAGAGCCTTCTTCTACTGATTTTACTGCTTATCCAGACCTAACAGAAGCCGATGTTATTGCTTGGCTTGAGGCAGGTCTTGATGTAGATTCTTTAAAAGCAAACATCGATTCACAAATCGCTGACCAAAAAAACCCAAAAATTGTTACACTTCCGTTACCTTGGAGTGAAAACAACGAAGCATAATCTATTTAAAATAAAACCTATATGAATTTAAAATTGCACGAAGTTCTATCTCTCTATTACGAACTTAACGGAGTAACAAAACAAGGACAAGAAACAGAGGTTCTTACTCAAGGAATGCTCAAACAGAAAATGTCTCTTAAAACGAAGGTTTATCTTCAGCGTTTAAACAAAGTAGTAAGCGAAGAAGTAAAACTTTACGAAGAGGCTAAACAAGAACTTTGGAAAAAGTGGGGCGATGAAAAGGATGGAATGATTGAAATTCCTTCCGAAAAGGTCGCTGACTTTAACAAAGAACTTCAAGATTTGCTAACCGCAGAAAAGGAGATTAATGTTTCCGAACTATGGGGAGCGGATTTGAAATTAGAGCATTTGGAGAGTATTGAAACCGATGAATTTTATCCGGCATTATTTACGCTCATAGATAACAAATGAACGATTTAATTTTATTTCTCGCAGGACAAGCGATTGCCATTTTAATCGGCTTGGTAAGTATTTATGTAAAAGTTTCTCTTAAACTCAAAGAATTAGAGATTCGGGTTGCAGTTGTCGAAAAGCACGATGACCAGATAAATAAAAAATTAGATACAATCTGCAATCAACTAAATGCTTTAACTATTCAGTTACAAAATAAACAAGATAGAGAATGAAATTCGGATTAAACGAATATTTTAAGCCTACGCCTAAACGCATAAGAATGTTTGGCGATTCTCTTGCTGCCGCAGGTACATTTGGGGCAAGTATTGTTATTTTGAATGGCGAACCGAAAGTAGGCACAATTATTATGGTAATCGCAGTTCTCGGAAAGTTTATATCAAATTTCTTTTCCGATGAAATATCTACTGATTAGCCTTCTTCTTTTGGCTTGTAATCCTGTTAAGCAGGTTTTACGAGATAAAGAAAAATTAGATAAAGTCGCAGAATATGTGATTGAAAATGGCTATTGTGCTAACGATACTATCATTCAATCCAAAAGCGACACTTTAATTACTTACGATACGATCTACGAAAAGGGTGCGGATATTATCACAAGCATTCTAAAAACCGATACATTACGAGTTCCCTTTACTAAAACATTAGTAAAAACCATTAGAATAACAGACACCATTCAAAAGGTAGTTGTTGATAATGCTCGTATAAATCAATTAGAGGCGAAATTAGCTATCCAAACCGAAAAGGTAGAAGAATATAAGGCAAAGGCTAAAAGCCGCTTAAATTGGCTTATTTTACTTTTAATTGCTATTTCTGTTCGTTTACTCTACAAACCTATAAAGAAACTTATTTTATGGCATTTCTCTCCGATGCTCAAATAATCAAAGCCTTCGGGCAACCCGGCAACCCCGATAACTTTACGATAATTCAACTTCCGTACCCGATGCGGATAGCTTGGGATTTAAAAACCCAAGTACATAAAATGCAATGCCACGAACTTGCAGAGCATCGTTTTCTTTCAGTATTTAATGACTTATTAACTCATTACGGACTTGCTGAACTTCAAAGGTTAGGCATAGATATTTTTGGGGGTTGTGTGAATGTTAGGACAATGCGAGGCTCTAAAACAAAATGGAGCAGACATTCTTGGGGAATAGCCATAGACCTTGATCCGGCACGAAACGGATTAAAAGCAAATTGGGCAAATAGTCAATTTTCAAAACCAGAATACGAACCAATGCTCGGAATCTTTGAGAAATACGGATTTGAGAACTACGGAAAAATAAAGAATTATGATGCGATGCACTTTGAGTTGGTAAAATAAAGCCACCAATCTACCTACCTATATGCGAAAACGATTATACTTCGACATCGAAGTTTCTCCCAATATTGGAATGTTTTGGGAAGCCGGTTATAAACTAAACATAGGAACTGAAAATATAGTAAAAGAACGAGCAATAATTTGCATTTGCTATAAGTGGGAAGGCGAAAAGAAAGTTCACTCTTTAAGATGGGATAAAAATCAATGCGACAAAACTTTACTAAAAGAGTTTATCAAAGTCGCTAATGATGCTCACGAACTTGTAGGGCATAACTCGGATATGTTCGACCTACCTTGGATTAGAACAAGGTGTCTCTTCCATAATATCGATATGTTTCCAAATTACACAACTATCGATACCTACAAAATCTCCAAGAATAAATTTAAGTTCAACTCGAATAAACTTGATTACATAGCCAAGTTTTTAGGAGTAGGGGCAAAGATTAAAACGGATTATTCTCTTTGGAAGGATATCGTTTTAAAGAACTGCGAAACTTCAATGAAGAAGATGATTCGTTATTGTATGCAAGATGTTTTAATTCTTGAAAGGGTACATCAAAAATTAAAGGCTCACGATACGATTAGAACGCATTTTGGAGTGATTAAAAATGATGATAGGGGTTCTTGCCCAGAATGTGGTAGCCACAAAATAAACAGGCAGAGAATAAGAGTAATGGCTTCTGGAACGAAGAAGGCACAATATAAGTGTACTGATTGCGGAAGATATCACGATAAAACAATCAAATGACTAAACTATTAAAAGAACTGATTTCAGAATTTGAGAATCGTGAGCAGAGAGGGTTCTTAAAATACGGAACTACGATGGATAGAACCGATTTAAATTTTTCTCAATGGTTGCAACATTTTAAAGAGGAATTAATGGATGGTTTACTATATTTACAAAAAATTCAAAACGATTATGACACACAAAGATTTCCCGATTATCAAGAAGCAAATTCAAGAATTAGTGAAAGTATTAACACCGGTGGAGAGGCTTCAGATACTCGAACCGCTTTGTGATAAATACCGAAAGCAATCAAGAGCAGAGATAGAAAAAGATATTATTGAGTTTTCTCGAAGCAAGGGGATTCCTCGTATTAAAACAGATTACTAATGGAAGAGACAGTTGAATTGCCATTGAACTTAACACCGCACGAAGATATTGCTGCGTGTACCAATGCTCTAAATGCTTTGAGTGAATTTGATTATGGAATGATGGATGAAGAGGAAAAAGAGATTTATAGACAGATAAAACTGATGACTCTTTATATTATTCATATCGGAGTAAAAGAAATCTATACCACTAATTTTTATGCAGAAGAAGATACATCAAGTAGTTCATAGAAAGTTAGGTAAAGAACAAGCCTACGGAATAGCCTACACCGATGAAAACAAAATGGAAATCGATGAAAGGTTACGAGGTTATAGATATTTGTTATATCTCTTGCACGAGCATTTTCATTTAAAGCATCCAGATTGGTCAGAAAGTAAAGTCAGAAAAGAATCAAGTGTTACTGCTCGTTTCCTTTGGCAGATGGGATTTCGCCTCGTGGAGTTGAAGTAAAGGTTTCATTATAATATTGTTCTGATACTTCAGTAGTGCCAATATCATTTCTATATCCTTGATAATGAGCATCAACTATCTGCTCCTTCTCCTTTTGTTTGGCTTGTTTAATTTCAGATATTGGTAACTTTTTAAAATAACCTTTATCTGCTAATACATTCCATAACCATTCTACTGCTGTTTGTTGTGCCATATTATTTGTTTTAAAATGATTTTCTTGACAATATTTTATTAATCCAAAATATTGATTTAAGAATAATTATTCCTAATGCCCAAATGTCTATTAAAATAATAATTAAATATAATATTGGTTTCAACATTGCTTTATTTTTAAAATAAGTTACCCATTGGGTTTTCGGTTGGTAGAGTTAAAATGAGTTTCTTGATACAATAGTTTTCTTAAAATAAATATCTTTCCAAGCATCTTTCCCAATAAATAAGTTATAGAAACTTTCGGGGTTTAAATAAATCGCTCTATTCTTTTTGGTACAGGATTTACATTGATTCCTTCGGTAACCTTCGGTTAAGTTAAATTCTGTTTCTGGTTTATTTTTTTTGCAATCTTTACAAATCATTTTTTTAGTATTGAATATAAAACTAACATAAGTTCAGCAAGTGGTTTCTTTTGGTCATCTTTTACCTTTTGCCTATTTGCCCACTCGGTAAAATCTTTTCCTAATTGTTTACACTCTTCAAAGGCTCCAATGTATTTATAAGTAAACACAATCCAATTACAACACATTTGAATTGATTTATGTTTAATATAACAATTAACAAAGTTGCGAGGATTCTTTTCGTATTCTCTTGCGTAAGTTAAACTCAACTCAACAAAAGAATTATTAACTATCTCATTGAATAAATCGTGTCGCTCTTTTATGGTAAGTTCTTGCCAACTCATTTTTCTTTCTTTATAAAATAAATATAAGTAAAGCCTTTTCTCTTTTGTTCTTGGAAGTAATCATTTAAAATCATTTGCTTGGCTTCATCTACTTTATCCTCATAATATTTTAAATAAGCATTCATTTGAATTTTGCCATCTACCATTAATCTATCATAAATATGTGGGTGCATTTGTTTGGTAGATACTCCATTCAAATAAGCTGTATATCCTTTGTTTACTTCCTTATTCCAATCTTCTTGCTTTTCTGGATATCTTTGATCATATATAGATATTTCAGCAGTTAATAAAGGTGTTTCATAATAAGATCTTTTTTCTCCTTTTCTATTTACATAAGTTCTAACCCAATCTATTATTGTTTCAGGATCTAAATTATATATTTTCCCAAAATCACCACTTATACCTGATTCAAATATTGATACTAATTCATTCATAGAAATTTCAGGATATCTTTTTTTTAATACTTTAATAACTAATTGTTCTGTTTCATTTGTTACTTTTTTAAATTGTCTTAAATATTCAAATGCTTGATTAATCATAATTCACTTAATTTTTTATCACCTATTATATTTAATTTATATTCGATTGATTCTTTAGTTGGTTCAATTTTTGTTCGTGCTATCCATCCGCTTACCGCGTGTCTCCAAGATTTCATTTTATTTTTACCTACAACCCAACCGACACTTTCGTAATAATCAAAGAATCTTTTTGCTTGATAAGAAGCGGTTTTATCATCCCACTTGTTTAACATTTCTTCTTTAATATCTTGAATGGTAGGTTTATTAAATCCTTTTCCTTGTACTTCTTTTGTTTGATATTCTACATCATACTTGGAAAGCAAATCTATAACCTTTCTATGAATAGGACTTGATGGATTTAATTCTGTTCCGTATTGAAACTTTACAAAGTCAATGCAAAGTATTTTCCCATCCTGTAAACGCTCAAACTGATTTCCGTTATCAATATTCAAAAGCATTTCTTCATCTACTTTACTTCCGATAACATAAGTTGCTAATGTAAAATTAGGCTTCCAGATACCGGCTAAATCGCATTTATCTCTTACATATTTAACTAAACACTTCTCGGTTGGCGTGCAAGACATAAACCACTCTTTCTCCCAAATATCAGTATCAACAAATCTTTTAGGCATTTTCATAGTATTTTATATTTTCAGCAAATTCATTGTTACTTTCATGTCTCATAAAAGGGGCATATTGTAAAATAACTCTTTTATATTCAGTTGATATATTTAATTTTTCGGCAATATTATAAAGTTTTTCATAATATGGATAAAAATATGGATCTTTAACTTTAATATAATTTTCTATTGTTTTTCTTTGAGCACTCATTGGAGAATGATCTTGATAACCACAAATTGTAGCTATTTCTATAATTCTCATTGGAAAATGCATAAAAATAAAATATGATAATGCTTGTCTTATAGAAGCTATGTTAATATAGTTATCTTTTCTATAAACAACTTTTTTTGGATATCCTGTTTTCTTTTTTCTTAAATCTTGTATAGTAATATTATATTCTTTACAAACTTCCTCCACTAATAATTTTGCTTGATCTGATGTATTCATTTTATTTATTTTTTAATTTATAATGTCTTTCATATATGTGCATATTACACGCAAAATGAAAATATGTACCAGTTTCAATATTTAATTCATCTGCAACGAGTTTTTGCAATTTAGAAAAACAATATTGATCATTGCAAAAACCATATACTAAATCATTGCTTCTCATTAAAGCTTGAATATTTAATTTATTGTCTGTAATATAAAAATTAATCGCATAAGTACATATTGTATCTTTTTTGTATAAATCTATTTCTTTTCCATCATATAATGAAATAGAAGCTTTTCTTGTTGTTTTATCTTTTTTTAATAATTCAATAATTTTATTTAATTGATTATTTCTTCTCCATTGATAACCATAATTTGAATTTACATTACAGTTTTCATCCATCATGTTTTTCCAAATTTTTGCTTTTTTGGATATTTCTTCTGCATTATTATCTCCATTTAAATACCAATCCCATTCATAATCTGCATAATCTTTATTCCATTTCCTCCATGGTGTACTTATAGTATTATCATTTGGATTTAAAATATCAAAACCAACATTATAAAGCACTTTAGTATTGTTTACTATAATACCATAATTATTAATTAAATCATAGTAATATTCGAACGCTTCTTGAGCATTATCAAATTTTTTATAATACATTATATTGATTTACCATTTAAAAAATCTATTAATTGGCTTTTATTAACATGTTTTTTGTAAGTACCATCTATTGATTCCAAAGTGGCTGTATCATAAGGATAATTACCTCTTATTACTAATACTCTTATAATCCAACCATTTTCTTTCTTTGGTAATACTTGTCTTAATTTTGTTAATGTTAATTTTTGTCCTTGCCGTACTGGTTCTTTATCATGTTTACTCTCTATTATTGATATTATTTTATTTTCATAATCATTAATAATCATATCTATATTATTAACAACCATTGTTTTTTTGCAAAAATTGGAAACAAAATAATTCAATTTAGAACCAAAATAATTAGGATCATATTTTTTTGACAAATGTTCCATTTATCATTTCTCCTTTTCTATTTTTTATTTGATCAAATGCTGAATTAACACAATCCTCAAAATTTAATTTACACAATTCTGATAAATTTACAAGAACAACAACGCAGTCTCCAATAGCATCTATAATTTCTTCCTGATCTGATTTAAGTATGGCTTTAGATAATTCGCCTGTTTCTTCAAGTAATTTTAAAAATTGTGTTTTAGGATCTCCTTTTTCGTAAATTCCTCTTTCTTTTGCCCATTGTCTTATATCATTAAATTCATTATATAGTTTCATGTTATTTTCTTTTTAATATCCACAATGTATTTCGTGATTGTTCTGGAAAAAATGGTGCCATAATTACACTCAATAAATTACTATCATAATATTCTTTTAATGATTCAAACATTTTAACTTGCCATTCATTTAACAAATGTTTATAATCTTTAATTGAGGCAAATGTTCCAAATTTTTTTTGAATAATAAAATATTTTTCAATATGATTTTGTAATTCATTATGTGAAAATTCATGTATTGCTACACCTCTTCCATCACCAGAATCATAAGTGTGATTTCCGGCTGCTCCAACATTTTCATCATAATTTGGTGTACTAATATAATATGTTGCATTTTCATTTCCACAATCTCTCATATTAGTAAGAAATAAATCAATATTTTGTTTACCTACATGTTCAGCTACTTCAAAAGAACATACTTTATCTCCTTGAAATTCTTTATAATTTAAAGTTGGAAATATTAAATCATCAGTATAAAATTCAGCCCATTCTACAGGTTTAAATTTTTCTTTTGCTGCTTCTATTGTTTGTTTGCGAATATCAATTCCAATGTATTTTTTACATTTAAATTTATTTCTATAAAAGACTTCTAACATATTTCCTTTGCCACAACCAAAATCCACAACTGTTTCGCCAATTTTTGCTTCTTTAACAATATGAGACCATCTTAAATAATGAGCAAATTGATCACGATGAAAAACATGTCTTTCGAATGTAGATACTGGATCTAAATCTGTAGTATTATACTTTTTCATAATTTATTTAATTTTTATTGTTACTTTATTTAATTGTTTTGAAATTATTTTACCATTATGCTTAATTTGACAATACTCTTTATTATCTTTTTTGCTAATAAAAATTTTAATTACTTCACCATTTACAATTGTTTTAGGTTTAGTAAAAGATTCAAATTCTACATGAGTACCAATTTTAATTTGTTCCATTTTTATTTATTTTTATTATTTAAATAATTGTTCATAGATGCTAAATAAGCAACAGCGTCAAGTAAATTATCTTCTTTATGATTATATGATTCACGCGATAATTTTAATGCTATTAATGCTTTATAAATTATAACTGCATCTACATTTAGTCCTGTCATAGCATTAAATATTTTAGCGGCGCGTTCCATACCCTCTTCAAATGGACCGTATTGTCTTTCTTTTTCTTCAGATCTTAAATTTACTATTTCATTTGCTTTTTCTAATATATTCATAAATTTTATTTATAAGTTTCTATAATTATTTCTAATTCATTTCTTGACCATTTCTTTGTACGTTGTTCGGCTTCCTCTTCCAATCTCAAAACAAATTCTTCGCCATACCTTTTAACAAGCCCTTGTCTGTATTTAATTAGATTACCAGAAAGATACATATTGCATCGAATACATTGTCCGTTAGTGTTAAAATAAGCTACTTCGTGAGGCAAAGCAAATCTTAAAGCAGAGTGCTGACCTTGTGAAAAGTAGTGTCCTGCTTGTTGTACTTCGCCACCGCAACTGATACAACCTAACTCTTTGTCTCGTTCTCTAATATGAGCATTGAATTTGTCTTGAGCCTTCTTTAAAAGTTTCGGAAGTGGGGTTAGTTTAGCCATTAGAACGGAAGGTCATTGGGTGGAGTGTTATCGTGTGTAAACTTTGGGTCTGGCTTGTGCCTAAATTCAGATTCCTCTGGCTTCCAAGTATCAATCGAAATAGAAACATCTTTACCGTATTGATCGGGTTCAGATTTAATATTAATATTTACTTTGATAAATCGGCTACCCTTATATTCTTGGATATGTTCTTTAATTTTGTCCAAGTTAATTGAGGCTTGTAACCAAGTGTCTGACTTTTTCTTACCGCTACCGCAGTAGATTTTTTGTTGTTTTTCCATTGTGTTTAGATTGTTTCGTAAATTAATTCTTTTTTGTCTGGTAATCCTTCTTGTTCGATGTGTTTAGCAAACATAATTGCTTTTTTGTAAATCTCATCTTCATTTGCTGAATCGAAGAGAAATACTTTAATAAAATTTTCGTGTTCTCCATCAACATTTTGATAGACAGAATAAAACTTGCGGTCAAGTGTGACCTCTCGATAAACTTTGATTTTCATAATTTAAATTTTGATTCGGAGCCGGTGGAAGATTCGAACTCCCATCTCTTTACAAAGTAAAGGCGTTACCTTGAGTGGTATTTATTCCCACTTACGCCAACCGGCTTACCCATTAACCTTGCAACTGCTTTCTAAATTGCAAAGCCTTACGGAGCGAAGTAAAGTTTTTACTTACTCGGATTCCGTTGGTTTGAACTCGCACTCTGTACGAATTGCCTTCTTTCTGAATGTTCGAAGGTGTTTTTGCTTTCATATAACAGGGGTTTAGTAAAAGATGCTTCTAATATCAAAATCAGTTTCGATTGCTTTATCTACGATCTGTTCATCTACCCAATCCGAACCTTCAATCCATAAAATATTCCAATCGTATTCATCAGCCTCAAAAGGTTCTACTCTACCAACATACAAAGTAAATTCAACTCTTGCTCGAATATCTTCGTACTCTTCTGTCTCTGGATTAAAAACAGTTAAAGTAATGTTTTCGGTTCTGGTCATTTTATTGAGTTTTTAAGATGTCT